CTTCGGGGTCAAACAACGAAGCAAGATAAGTTCCATTAATAGTATCTACTGCTGCCATGTGAATCCCTTTCTACCACAAACTTTTAGTGGTCAGCGGCTACCCTCTAAGCGGATAGTCGGTAAAAAACTATTTGGCAAGCTGGTGATATACGGTCGGGTGCTCCTGTTTCAGTTTCAGCCTGTCCCTATATCCAAGCTTCTCAAACTCTGCTTTCGTCATGGAGACGCTTTCATCATTTCCAATAGCGGGTGCGGGCATATCCTTCATGAGTTTTGCTCTTACGGCTTTGTCGTGTTCGGATAAATACTGCTTCTGTAACTGGAACAACGCGTCTGTGTCATTCTCATACATCGCTTCTGCCGCTTTCTGTGCAAGATCGTCCGAATATCCAGAACCTAAGAAATTCGCCTTAAACCTATTGATTTTGGACTCTTTTCTGAGTTCTTCAAGCTCGGCCTTGATACTCGCGTCTTTCTCTGCTTTCTCAATCGCCGCCTTGTCGGCTTCTGATTTCGTACTCATGAACTGCTTCTTGTAGTTAGCGGCTTCGGAACTGGCCTTATCTACAGCCTTTTTCAGCCGTTTATTCTCTGCCATAACCTCTGCAAGCATCTGCTCTACAGACTGATTGTTGTCTGTATCGTTGTTCTGGCTCTGAGTCTGTTCTCCTGCGCCCCGATTGTTTGTGTTGGTTTCAACGTCTGCCATTTATATTCTCCTTTGCGTTATTAAAGTGTTTCTCTACACTGTTTTGCGATATTTGTTTTGCGCTTTCTCTAGCGCATATATAAACGCCCTTGTGGGCGATTATTTCAGAAATGTGCAAGAACATCTGCAATTTACAATTTCATCTGCCCCTGCTCCTAAAGAATCATCACACGGATGCATCATCAAAGCTCCTCCAACTTCAAACGGCTCACCAATCAAAGCGATCTGTCCATTTGCTTCTCCGTGAGTCTCGCGTTCTTTCCCATCCATTACCGTATCCCATCGTTTGTATCTATAGCCTTTTCTTCTGGCTTCGACATACTCTGTGTGGTCAAGAATCACGCTTGATTCTGTCTTTGCAATACTTACAGCCCTATCATCAGATAACCAATAACTGTCTTCTGAGTAGTTATCCTGTAGATTTTGGTAAGTTGTGAGTGCGATATTCAACGCCGTGTTTCTCACGTGATTTTCCATGAAATCGTCATCAACATACTGTTTCGCAACTTTCCTGAACGATTCCTGCAGAGCCCTCTGTAAACTCAACCAACTAATCATCTGGTTGATCTGGTGATCATACTGTACGGTCGAGAATCCCAACAACGCCGCTTCCTCAATCTGCAAAGCCGTTTCTATGCGCTTCTGCTTCTCTTCTTCCGAAACACGAACTTTGGAAAAATATTCTTCGTATTCCGGTCTGTTCAGTTCGTCAAAACTTAACTTACTGAGCGGCATCGTTCTCCGTTCCCTGTTCTGCGTGTACATCATCAGCTCCCTTCACACCATCAACAGGAGTTATCTGGGTGCTGATTTTCTGTTCTGCCATCTGCCCCACTTTAAACAGAATCTTGTCGATTCTGTCTTTCGAATCGATTGTGACTTGCTGAGAGTCATCGAATATATCTACAACAGAAATTGCCTTTTCCGGATCAATTCCCATGTTGATGAGATTAGAAAGTGCTGTGGTTCTGGAAACAAGGTCATAAGTTTTATTTCTTGTGAACTTCACCAATACGTCTGACGGGCGAAGCGTCTGTAGACCGTCCGGCATTCCTTCCGTGTTGCGTATGATCGCGAGAATCACACGAAGCAGTTCATTTTCAGAACCTGCGAACGTAATTTCTGTTGTCTTCGCCTGTGTCTCCGCAAGCTGCCATCCGTTGGAAAGCAGTATTGCCGCTCCTGTGTTGCCACCAGAAGCAGAATCTCTTCCGGGAACCCCACAAATGGATAAAATCTGTGCATCCAGATAATCGGCGATTGTCTGCGTCTCTGACTGATTCAGACTTGCCGACACATACGCAACCTTCGCTTCTTTTCCGTCTGCCGTTGTGCTCGTCTGGATAAACCCCGCATCCCGTAATTTCTGTTCCTGACTGTCAGAAATACGGCAGTTATGTAACCAGAGAATTGCCTGGACAAATTGTGCAAGATCATTCAGCCTGTCTGAATTACAGATGTTAGCGGCGTCCATGATGGAAAGTGCCGGTTCAAACGCGGCCTGCCTGTCACGGTTATTTCTGAATTCCACAATCGGGATAATCCCTATAATGTTTCGTTCCGTGCTTACCAGCTTCCCGGCTTCGATTGTGTAAATATAGTCATCGGCATAAGCGGTAATCCGTTTTGTGCCGTTTTTCCGTGAAACATATGTGATAGCGAGAATTTTTCTACGATACGCATCGTTCGTATACACCACGTAGGTGTTCAATGGATTCAACACCAAGAGGTCGAATGGTGCGATCTCGTCTTCCGTATCCTGCTTTTTCGGAAGTACAGCCATGTAGCCGAGTCCGGTTGTCTTGAAGTCGGTCGCAAGCTCGACATCCTTTGCGGGCTTCCCCTGCTCGAAAAGCATTTCATTCAGGTCTGCTACACGCTTATCATCCTGATCGGGATCTGCCTTGCGAAAATCATTCTTTGCTCTCTGCACAAACGTGACTGGAGCGGAGAACTCATAACCTACTTTGAAGTCAACAACCTGCTTCGCGTAATTGATGCAAGTCTTGATGTTGATTTCCGGTCTGACTTTCTTAATCCGATAAAAGATCGGCTGCTGTCCTCTCTCATAGCGCCTGAGATACACCATCTGTTCACGATTGATCTCATGAAGCGCCATAGAGTTCCCAACAATATCAAGAACGTTACCGGCGTCCACATTCGTATAATCCGTGTATATCACTTTTCTGCCGGTAAGAAACGGAAACGGGTTGGAACCCTTTGTGTACATGTCCGAACCCACATCAGCATTGGTCTGTGTCTGACCGGCGATATTAACTTTTTCTTCGGTTGTTGTCGTTGTGTCAGCCACTCAAAATACCCCCACTATCATAATTATATTTTACTACTATGTGTACCCACAGTCAACATTACGAATATTAAAAAGGTCTTGATCCGACAATCGTAGGGATATCTTCCGGTGTTGTCCTCCAGGCGGCAAACTGTGCCATTACGTCCGGTGGATCATCGTGTGTATTTTTTCCAGCCACGGAGTAAGTGAGTAGAAGACTCATGAACTTTCCATAATCATCTTTGGGAGAATATAAGGATTCATCCCTAAAAAGAACACGCTGTTTCACCCAAGGGGCATAGACATATATTTTTGTCTCTTTGTTCTGTGTCGTATACTCTGTAGTGATATTACAGAACCCTTTCTTTTCTTCCAGACGTTTAGCCACTTCCGCAGCAACACGATCACCCGAGTTATTCGATTCATACTTCGCAGCCTGAACATGATACATGTACAAGAGGTTAGCCGACTTCTCATACTGCACCTCATAATCAGAATTATCATCACAAATCGTGTCAACCATGTAGTAGTCATCACCAAACTGGTAAAATACCGGTTGTGCGAAAAAGTCTGTTCCTTTGTTCTTCGTGTCGGCGCAACTCCAGACAGCATCCGGTTTCTTATCCGGTAACGTGAGATATCTCTTGAGGTCTGCATCGTGATACAGAAGTCCTTCACGCTCGATAGGCTCGTTCATATACAGACACTTGAACGAAACATCATCCATGCTGAGCTGCATGTCTTTGAAATACTTTGTGGAAAATCCAACGCCATATTTGTAATTGAAATTTGATTCCCCATTTTCATCAAAAGCAGGAACAGAAACAAATCTTGCCATCGGGTCATGCTCATGTTCTCTCTGTAAGTGACCGATAACGTCATTTACAGACCACCTTGTAGCAATGTGTATTTCTTTACACTTGTCCTTCTTCCGTGTCTTCAAGTCTGTGTTGTATGTCTGCCACAACTTATCCAGTCTTTCTTTACTCATGGCTTCTTCAATGCCAGAACATAAGTCATCAGCATAGAGAATCTTTTCACACCTTGTCGCACCAGTCAGTGATGCGCCGATAGCACGACAAGTCAGAGACTTGAACCTGTTCGGTTTCCCAACATTGATTGTCTGTTCCTTGCTGTTCATCCCGGTTCGCGGGTTAAAATCAACATCAGGAAAAATCTCTCTCCACGCATATTCATACGGATCGGTGAGAATTTGCCCCACACCATCATAAAATGACCGTGTGAGAATACCGGAATGAGCAGAAGCCAAGTTCGGCATTTCTGGCCACCACCCCATCACACCAGACAGCAAAAAAATTCCTGCCGTAGACTTACCGCTGCCAGGCGGCATGGATATTGTCAGCAAGTCAACTTTATCATCGAGAAGGTCTTGTATACTCTGCACCAGTCCGAAAGACAAAAACTGTTTTCTGCGCGGTTCATAAAACTTCTTGTCATCGTCCCTGTTCTTTTCCAAATACAAACAGTAGCTGTCGAACACGCGGAGTTTTGATTCAAACAGCAGCACACCCCAGTACATGTCATTGGATAAGTCATTGTTTATGGACTGCGCCTGGACAAAGTGCTTCAGATACTTCGACCACCTAAGTATGAATTCTCTCCCCTCATTCGTGTCAGCTCCCCCATCTGCCATGTAAGCAAGCAGCGCCTGATACATGTCGCACTGAACGTTGGTGTCGTTCATATCGTATCTGGAAAGCCCGTGCAATATTCGGTTGTATCTTGCAATTGTATTATTCATGCCCTTTTTTGTTTTTCGGAAAATTTTAAAAAACACCCTCCGCCGTGTGTGAAACTACGCACAACGGAGGGGTGCCGAAGGAGGAAACTCTATTCCGACTCTTACGGTCGCATTCTGCGGTTGGACTTCCACCAATCTTCCCAAGTTAATTATACCACAGAAGTTGACGTTGTGTCCACAAACACAGTTTACAGATGAATTACAGATGAATTACAGATGAAAACGCCCCATCTGTAAACCCCCGCGAAGCCTTATAAATAAAGGGCTGTAGCGATTGTTAAAAATTTAACTTACAGATATTACAGTAAAATCTATATTATAGTAATATTTAATTATTTTATATGTTAGTTACAACTAACCACTTTTTTTTTCAAAATGAAAAGAAGTTGTGTTGAAGTGTAATAAGTGTAAACCCCTTGATTTTACTGCATTTCATCTGTAATTTTATCTGTAATGAAGTGTAATTAAGTGTAATATTGAACGTGAAGTGATGTGGCTTTTTTAATTTTTCGGAACTCAAGCACATAACCGGCCGCTGAAATGCTTTTTCATAAAACCCCATCCCCCATTCAACAGACGCGCGACCATAGACAAAATAAAAATGTCGTAAAATTCACATTTTACGACACGATACAAGCGTTATATTTGAAAATGTAATATGTTTGTAATAATTATGTAATAATCGTTAACATTTAATCATCGGGAAGCTGCGGAGGGTCATTGTCTATCAGGTTTTCGAGCTGTTCTGCTGTCATTTTGGGCGCTAACGGATTAACTACTTGTACGGGCTGTGCTGTCTCGACATAACCATATTTGCTTTTTAGCAAGAATATACTTTTAACGGTCTGGTTACCGCCTGCATCACATAAAGCCGCTTCACATTCAGCTTTCCAACTTTTGGCTAATGACGAATACGCGGAGGTTGCCCCTCTCACAGTTCCGCGCTGCCATGTATTCAACGTGTCAACCGCTATACCTGTCATCTTGCAAAACCTATACAACGTGGGCATTACACCAAACCTATAACAAACATCCGTATACATGTGCCACACGTGATCTAATAGGCGCGTGTTCTCAATGTCTAACGCTGTGTTACTATTGTATTTCTTTGTGTCATGCGGTGCAAACACATGATTATATATATACTGCATCATACCGGAAACGGCATAAACATCCCCGTAAACTTTACTCTGTCTATCCTCTGGAAGTGTGCGCACGTACTCATCCGCATATAACTGTATATCGTTATCATATATTGTAATATCGGCGTTCTTTATTTCTTCGGCGTGTCGCGCTGTCCGGTTGCGGTGCCCGTCATCACGTCTTCCGGTGGCCGGTATGCCTTCCATGTTTTTACGCTTCATAACAAACTCCTTTCTAAAATGTGGTAATTACCACATAAAGTATAACATAAAAAAGACCCGGCATAAAGCCGGGCGTAATTAAAATTCCAATTGGTCAATGTTAAATCCGATCTCATTCGCCTGCCGGATGATCTCTTCCTTTAGGCTTTGGAAAGACTCATCGTCAAATTTATTTAGCTCTTCCTGGGGAATATCATCCGGTGAAAGTCCTTCCCACTTGTTAGGCTGCATGGCTTCTGCATACAGCTCGACATCTTCCCCATCCTCGTCGGGGACTGTGACGATCATATAATTCACGCCTTTACCGGGATTCATTCGGCTCTCGCCACCAAAAAATGATACCTGATATTTCTCCATGATTTCTCCTTTCTGCCGTCGTAACCTCCGTAATGGGTTTAACGATTACCATCTTTCAACGGGTTCATCGTCTATGATGTAGACAAATCCTTCCTCATCTTCTACAGATTCCCCGCAGAGCATCTGCTCCCACTGGTCATCGGTTACGCATGGGTGTCGGTTGCCATCCCACACTGCAACGTGATCACGGTAGGAACCGTCTTTATATTCAGAAATATAGTGTGCCATTTTTTTCCTCCTTTATCTGATTATACCAGAAATAAATTTTTGCGGTCATCCGATTTTGCAATATGTCGGTGCCCCCATCGGGTAATACCATGCGTAAACGCCCGGCTGACCTTCCCATCCTTCGAATGATATAAAACGTATATCTTCAACGGTTAGCGGTCTGTAAACCTCCTCCCATGGTTCGAACGTCTCAGGAAACTTAAATTGATATTTATGTTTCTTCAGAGCTTCTGCTGCGTCCGGATGATCTTCAAAATATTTTGTTACTTGTTCGCCCTCCAACATTGTTTTGCTCCTTCTCCCCGTAGCCAGATAGGACAGCGTGTATATTAGAAATCTCTTACTAACTTTACAATCCAATTTTCTTTTTCCCAATACTCAACCCATACACAATTTTCAATTCTTTTATATCCTAATTTCTTGAGGTTATATATTTCACACTGTACATCTTCTTCACTGTGTAACTTTTCAATTACGTTTGCTTTCATGGCTTTTGTTATCTCCTTTCTTTTGATACTCTTATTATAAACTAGTTGATATTAGATAGCAAGCGTAAATCTTTAACAAAAATATCAACTAGTTTATATTCAGTTTGTATAGTTTTATTTAACCGTTCGAGTATCAAGCCTGAAAGCTATATCAATCAGTTTTTCGCGTGTTTTGCATTCGTTCCGGTGCGCTTCTAGTATTGCGGCCTGTTTCGGGTAAACGCGCTTAAACAGATTTAAACAATAGTTGATCAGCTCATCCTCTGCGACTTTTAGCTGGCGTTTTGCTTCGTTGGTCTGATCTGATAAATCATATTCTGAACCGGTGAAATTCTCCAGTGCGGTATCAAAAACAGCTTCATTTTCTATCATATATAATTTTTCGGGCGTGCTCCCGTCTTCGTTGGTGATGTTGTTGTCCCTGATATACTGGGCTTCTTTCTCTGCTTCTGCTGCTTCACGCGTCTCTAAATATGCCTTTGCGGCTGCATAATTTCTTTGCTGTGTATTCATATGTCATACTCCTTTATTGAAATAATGATCTACAACGTTTCATTAGTCCATACAGTAATAATCCGTTGTCTGATATCCTAACTCTGACAGCTTGGCGGTCATTGCTTTGCTGTTTCGGCTCCGGGCGTTCGCTTGCCCGTTTGTGATCGGATTTATAACAAATAATCCCGGTTTGTACTTCTGTGCGGTCATGCCGGCTTCTTTTGCCGCCCGTATAACTTTTAATACTGTCCATCTTGGCAGATAAATTAACGTCGCATCGAAATTACACGCGCCGCCGTCTTCTGGGTTTTTAGCTTCTGCGGCTTGTCCTGCTTCTATTGCAGTTTTCAGATCGTCCGCTAATTTTGCATATCTTCCTGTCAACGGTGCCGGGCTTTCCGGGTACTTTTTCAAATATCCGTTGTAAATCCGCTCTGCTTCGTCGATCGTGTAACATGTTGACATTTCTAGATCGAAACCATTTTCAGCTAACACGGCTATTTCATAATGTCCGCAAATTTCGGCTATATCTATAACAATCGGTTTACCTTCGTGTTTTCTTTTTGTATGATACATTCCTTTAATCATGGCTGTTGTTCCTCTCTTTAATATATTTTGCTTTCCACTTTTCCATGATTTTCCGGGCTTCTGCGTTTGTGATCATTTCGCCGCACGTTATCCGCTTTTCATGGTCGAAATTATTAAATTCATCTTGTGCCAAACCGATATGTTTTAGCAGTAAATCCACTTCTTTCCGGTCTTCTACTGGTTGTATTAGAATGTAGTTATGTATGATGTTGTAACCTATGAGACAATCATTTTTATTAGCCCATTTTTCAATTTGACTAAACAGTTTAAAAAATCTCTGGTGATCTTTGCAGAATTTGAATTTAACCATGTACGCCGGGCGCACAACTGAAATACCATCAAAATATATATCGTCTCCGCGCTGATACGTTGATACTTCCATAATGTCGGGATTTTCTTTTGCTTTTCTGCTCAAATATGCAATCATGCTATACACTCTCTTTCCTTGTTTTTGATCGTCTGGCTTCCGTATTTCTCGCGTACCTTGTCCAGCGTTTTACAATAGGCGCGGCGTGTCTTGTGTGCGTCCGCGCCTTTATAGAACCACGCTCTTTTGCTCCTGCTGTACAAGAAGCCTAACTTCTTAAATTCTGCTGCGTATGGGTATGTGTTGCCGCTGCACCATATCCACGAACCAATTATCTCGATTTTTACGTTTCTGAACGTGATAATTTTTTCGATAATGTCCGCGAATTCCTGCGGCACTTCCGTTGTTTCCTTGGTATAGGTGCTTCCGTCCGCGCTTCTGTGAACGTCCTTCAGGCGTTCGAACAGTTTTTCGTATTCAGCCCGCATTGCTGAAAAATCCGCTGCGTTGCCGCCGTTGTCTGGGTGTAGCTCCTTTGCCAGCTTGAAAAATCTGCTTTTCAGCTCTTCTATTGTGTTTACATTATTAAAATATTTCATTGTATATGCCCCCTTTTATAATTTTACATAATGCGGAATTCCCATCGGATAGAACCATGCGAAAACACCGCGCTCTCCGTTCCATCCTTCAAAGGATATAAAATGTATATCCTCTGTGGCTAGCGGTCTATAAATCTTTTCTCCTGGTTCAAAGGTTTCGGGGAATTTGAATTGATACCGAACGCCATCAAGCGCTTTCACGCTCTCCGGATGATCTTTGAAATATTTTTTTACGGCTTCTCCCTCTAACATTGTTTTGCTCCTCCTCTTTTACTGCTCCGCATCTTGAACCATCCAATCATAATCAGATGGTTCATATCCGCAGTCTATAGCAAATTCCTTCGCTATCCCGAGTGCCTCTTCTTTATCCTCAGCCGTAATATACGGCTCAAAATAAAATTCGTCTGACCATTCCTGATCAGAATTTCTTCTGTAATAAACCTTGTACTTATTCATCTCCATGTCCTCCTGTGCTCTTTTGATGTCTCTATCATATATCAACTAGTTGTTATTTTCAATCGTTAATGTTTTACAAAATTATCAACTAGTTGTTGTAGTTTGTGATGAATTTAAAACAATAAACGAATCAGCTATTGACTAATAAACTAGTTGATGTTATAATCAATTCGGGAAAAATGTCGGCTTTATGTGTTTTATTGGCGCCGGCATGAGTTTCTACCTATGTAAATGGAAAGCTGGTGATTGTAGTTGGATGAAAAAAAGAAAAGAGCCACTAAAAAAGCAATTGCGCACCGTACGGCGTCAAACAAGTATAATGAAAAGATGTCCCAGATCAATTTCAGGGTGAAACCGGAGATCAAAACAGATTTTGTAAATCATGCTGCTAATATAGGGGAGTCTCTGCAGAGTTTTATAGTTCGGGCATGTTATGAACAAATCGAGAGAGACAAAACGAAATGAAATTGTTACAAATATATTACAAATGTTACATAAAGCTTAACAAATACGATGCGGATGTGCCAGGGTTGCCGGCAGTCCGGGTACAGAAAAAGTGATGGGGCAGGGAAAATTTTCGGATTTTTCGTCAAGTTGCACAAGCTGAATGTATTACACATCATGCCGATATGTATAATATTTTCAAAATGAACGGGGGAAATTTTTATGAAGAAGGTATTTTTGGTTGGGTTACTGGGCGTTTCGTTACTCTGTGGATGCGGCAAACCGAAAACCGATGAGATCAATGTGTCTATTTATAAGGTAGAGATTCCTTCTGCTTGGACACTCAACAACACGGACGATACGTCTAGTTGGGATTATTACATCGAAAAGAGCGACACTCACATGGCAGAAGTCACGATTGCTTTGACAGATATAAGTGATGATAATGTCTATAACTATGATGATTTTGAAGCCATAATCGGAGAAGCTATGGAAAAATATGCGGGCAATTTTGATTCCTGTGACTTTGGGAACGCAAAGAAGCGAACGATAAATGATGTCGATGCACTTGAGTACGATATATCCGGTACGCAAACAAATGTAGATTTCACTGGTGAGATGGTCGTACTTCCGGTAAGTAATTATAGTAAGATGGTTACAATAAATCTTACGCAAACAGAAGGATGCGAAAAAGACCACACAAAAGAATTTGATACGATGGTCGATTCAGTAAAAACGAGATAGGGCGGCTAATAGCCGCCCTCGGTTATTTATTAAATGACTCTATAATCTTGCATATTAGGTAAATCGTGATTGGTATCCATATCGGAGCGAGTACCCATGTCCATGACCAGTCAATAACGCCTGTTAGTTTTAATACGATAAAGGCGATTGTGAGTGTGTCGAGGAATTTCACAGTTTGTTTAGTCCTTCTTTCTTGTTTGAGTGATAGCGCTGTCTGCGCTTCTCATTATAGCGTTCTTTTGCTTCATCAAAGCGTTTCTGCTGCGCTTCGGTTAAACGTCTTTTGCCTGTTCGGTTGAACACTGTTCCGTATCCCATCATTTTATCCTCCGCTTTTGTGCTTCTGACTTGAGATAGATCGTTGGTATAGGCTCATCGTATTCTTTTGGGATATACCCTACCATGATAAGGTTTGTCGGTTGTAGTATCTGTATCTGCGTCTGTAAGCCCTCTACAAACGTTTTACGCTCTAAAGGCTTCTTTATACGTCCGTTTGTACATACGGCTACTGTTGAGCGTCTAGGGACTCCACACAGCGTCCATATATCATCTTTAGTCAGAACTCCCAACGATGGTATGATACGAACGCCTTTGCTACTCAGATAATATCCCAGTGCCATAGAACGGTATCTGTTCCAATGCTGCATTGGTTCTGGCATATAGTTGAACACTGAAAAATCAGGCATGATGACAAATGGAAAGCACTTTAACTGTGGGATATATCTGTCAGCGTTCGTCCATAATTTTTCAAACCAGAAATCATCAATGTAGAAATGCACGACTTTATCTTTTGTGTCTATGATCTTCTGTATCTCACGAAAACTGACGGATTCTTTTGGTTTTGCGTGAATTGCTGGGAGAACTGGAAAACCACTTTCCAGTTCTGCACCACAAATGTACGCTTCGTGCATCGTATCCCTGTCGGTGCTTATAGCGTCATACATCTTCATTCTCCTTTGTGAGTTTGATGTAGTTTTTTAAATACCAATCTGCTTTCTCGATGTCTTCTTTCGGCGTCATCTGCTTATGATCACACCGCCAAAGATACTTAAAGGCATTCAGTTTTGACCATATGGCTACTTCTCCTTTACCGAATACAGCCTCCATCACCTTTTCACACTCATAACCGCCAACCTCATAGTGTGCCGGATGGTTGACGTTATCTGGTTTAATCTCTTCCATCTTGATTTCCTTTCTCAAAATACAGATATTTCGTTTTCAATTTCTACCATCAGCTTGTTACAAATGCATCGTGCATGATTGAACTGCGCTTTTACTCCTGATATGGGATTGTTTTCTACCTGCCATCCGTGTTCTTTCCGGTCTTTTTTTTCTTTTGATGTTTTCCTTGTCAAGTTCTAATAGGTCACTCATGTACTCGCTTAAAAGCCGATACAAGGCTTTCTTATCCTCTATTTTCATTGTCATTCTCCTTTCTCAATGATTGCATTTACAATCTTTTCCGCTGTCGTTCGTCCTATCCCCGGTATGGTTTGAAGGAAGGCGGTTAGTTCTTCTGCTGTGAATACAGAACACTCTTCTAGTTCCTTTTCTCCTTCCTTCAATCCGTCCTGAACTCCTGACATGTAGATGGAAGTTACCCACCTGTTAAAGTCGGTGAATGACATTTTCCGTAAGTGCTTGTATGTACTAAAATCTGCTATCTTTTTCATTCTTTTAACTTGAGATTGTACAGGTCGCATACTTTCTGTGCGTGTCTCTTTGTTCCGA